TTATAAAGAGATGGATACATGGCGCAGTATGAAGACTTAGAAATCGATCAGGGTACAGATGTAGCAATCCAGATCGAGTTAGACACCGATGCTGGTGTAAACAAAGATCTAACAAATCACGGAGTTGTCGCGAAAATGAAACGCGGATACAACAGTGATTCAGCAAACACTCAAGATTTTAATTGTATCGTGAACGATCCCTCTACTGATGGGATAATAACCCTTTCTTTAACAAACAACGAAACAGATGCTCTTTCCGCAGGCAAATATCTTTATGATGTGGAAATCTTTTTTTATGATAGCAGTGGCGACGCAATAACGGAGAGGGTTCTTGAAGGTATGATTCGAGTCAAACCTTCTATAACCAGATAAGAGGAATGCATGACAGATACAATTATTAAAAAGATTAGGGTTGCAACACCAATCCAGAGAGTTAGTTCTGGTGCATTCTCAGTCGCAAACTTGGGTGGTGTAAATTTAACAGGTGTGGTTGAGGGATCTATTTTGGTATATGATGCTGCTTCAAGTGCTTTTGTAGTGGACAGTGACTTGTCAAGTGTCTATGTTGAAGTCAACGGAGGTAGTTTCTAATGGCAATTATCCGCATAAAAAGAAGCGTTGGAACAACAGCGCCTGCTACTAATGCCTTAAAAAATTCAGAACTTGCTTATACAATGGGAGCGGGAACCTACGGTAACAAGGGTGATAGGTTATTCATTGGTAAAGATTCAAATGGATCTGGATACGCTGCCTCTTCACGAGTAATTGGTGGTAAATACTTTACAGATATGTTAGATCACGAACCTGGCATTGTTATTGCTGGAAATGCTTTAATCGTAGACGATAATAAAAAACTAGATGAATTAAATGTTGACTTTGTATCGATCAATGCAAGTACTGTTGCATCAACTGGTACTAACGATATTAACATTACGCCTGCCGCTGGATATGCAGTAACACTTGACAATAAAGTAAAAGTAGACTCTGACGCGATTACTGGTGTCGGTTCTATTGCGGTTGGTCAGATTACTGGACTTACATCTGATCTAGTACCGAATGCAGATAGTGCAATTTCTCTCGGTTCACCTACAAAGAAATGGAAAGAACTTTACCTATCATCAGGAAGTCTTCATATTGGTGAACTTATACTTAGAGATAATAATGGCCAACTATCTGTACAAGACAGTGATGGTGTTGAAGTATTAGGTTTACAAGCAATTGAGGGTGCAACTGCCGCAACATCTACAACCATCGTAGACGGTGACAGATTTGTGATGAACGACAGTGGAACCATGAAACAGGTTACTGTCGAACAAATGGCACAGTACTTTGATGACGAAATCACTGCAATGCCAAATCTTGTTACGACTGCGGCAACAACAGTTGGTGTATTAGATGCTGGTTCGATTACATCAAACTTTGGAAACGTCAACATTGGAACTTCTTCGGTAACTGCTGGATCAGCAGTAATCGATAATATTACAGTAGACGGAAATACAATCAGTTCTACCAACACAAATGGTAACATTACAATATCACCTAATGGAGCTGGATCTATCGATGTTGCAACAACTAAAATTATAGGTGTAACTGACCCAACAGATTCCGCAGGCGCTGCATCTAAGAATTATGTTGATACTGTTCTAGATTTACAAGACTTAGACGTTGTAACTGATGCTGGTACAATCGCAATTGACCTAGATGACGAGACACTTACGATTGCTGGTGGTACTGGTCTTGCTTCAACAGCGTCTAGTAATACAGTAACACTAAACATAGACGCAACAGTTGCAACTCTTACTGGTACTCAGACACTTACCAACAAAACATTAACTAATCCATTTATTACACCGAGTGCAACTGCTGGTGGTACTATAGAATTTAAAGAAGGAACTAATAACGGTTCTAATAGACTTCTTCTTCAAGGACCTGCTTCATCAGGTGATGTTACACTCACTTTGCCTGCCGCAACTGACACATTAGTTGGTAAGGCAACAACAGATACGTTTACAAATAAAACAATTGACGTAGACAACAACACGATTTCAAACATCGAGATTGACAATTTAAAAAGTGGTGTTTTAGACACAGACATTTCAAGTGTTAGTGGAAGCGATGATACAGTTGCTTCCGCAAAAGCAATTAAAACTTATGTAGACGCAAGAACAACTACAGTTGGTAGTACTGCAATTACTCTGGGTGGAACATCCACTGTACTAGCAGGACTGACACAGATTGATGTAGACAATATCAGAATACTTGACAACACTGTTGCATCAACCAGTGGTATCTTAACTATTGATCCGACACCGATTGGTACGGACTCTGGTGAGGTAATTATCCGTGGTGACTTGACGGTCAGTGGTAAACAAACAATTATTAACTCGACTGTAACATCTATCAACGATCTAAACATGGTACTTGCAGATTCCGCAGCAAACGCTGCTGGTGCAGATGGTGCTGGTCTTACAATCGGTGGTGCAGGCTACTCAGGTACAAAAGCAACATTTACTTACAATGGTTCTAATGACGAATGGGAAATGAACAAAACCCTAAACCTTACAACAGGTGAATTACAACTTGCGGGCGTATCATACTTAGAAGCAGTCAGAGATAATTTAGGTAGTGGAGTTCTTGCTGGTGGAGAAGGTATAGACGTTACAGTTGATGATGCTGCCAATACTATCACGTTTTCTGGAGAGGACGCAACTTCTTCTAATAAAGGTATTGCATCATTTTCTACCACTGGGTTCTCAGTATCAAGCGGAGCGGTATCACTTACACAGACAGATATTACTAGTACAGGTGCATTAAACGCTGGTTCTATTACAGCAGGATTTGGTGCAATCAACAATGGTGCGTCAGATATAACAACAACTGGAACAATCAGTGGTGGTAATATCGAAGCAACTGGAGATACATCATCAGGTGATAATGCTGCGATGGGTTATACTGCCGTTGAAGGTCTTATCCTTACAGGTCAAGGTTCGACCAACGACGTTACAATTAAAAACGATGACGATGCAGCGGTTATTCAAATACCTACAGGTGGAACTGACGTTACTATTGCAGGCGATTTATCAGTTGGAGATGATCTTACTGTTGAAGGTGGACAAATTGATCTAAGAACTAACAGTGGTTCAGTAGGAAAACTATTATTCTATTGTGAAGTAAGTAATGCTCATGCACAAACACTTCAAGCACAACCACACTCTGCTGGTGCGTCCGATGTATTGACATTACCTACTGGTGGTAATTCAACATTGGTATCTCGTGTATCAACAGATACGTTAACAAATAAAACTCTTATAAGTCCAAATATCTACGAAATAGTAGCGAGTAACAATTTTACATTAGATGCAAATGGTGATATCAGACTAGATGCAAATGGTGGAGAAATTGAGTTTAGAGATGACGGTACTGTGATAGGCCACGTATCTATGGCAAATCAAGATATCACTCTTAAATCATCAATAGATCAGAAAGACATTATATTACAAGGTATAGATGGCACCGCGACAGTGAATGCACTTACTTTAGATATGAGTGATTCTGGTACAGCGATCTTCTCACACGATGTCAAACTACCAGATGATGGTGTCGCACATTTCGGTGCAGGCAGTGACATGCAAATCTATTCAGATGATAGTGATGGTTACATCAAACAGGGTAAAGGTGCATTACGAATTGCAACTGCCGCTAGTGGCGTTGCGGTCAAGATCGGTCACACTACATCAGAAACAACAATCAACGATAACTTCACAGTTGTCGGTCAGTCAAACTTCGCTGCAATTACTACATCATCGACTGCACTTGTAGCAAATTTAAACGCAGATAAACTAGATGGACAATCAGGTGCTTATTATAGGATCAATGTCTACAATTCTGGTGGAACTCTGCTTAACTAAATAGAATAAAATAGGAACTAAAAATGGCAACGGCATCATCACGATCCACATTTCTTGACATTTGTATGCGTCGCTTGGGCGATCCTGTTATTGAGATTAATATTGATCCAGACCAACAAGAGGATTGTATTGATGAGTCTATACAGTATTGGCAAGAATTTCATAACGACGCAGTACAAAGAATATACAAATCACATTTAGTGACTGCTGACGATGTGTCTAATGGATATATCAGTTTAGGCGATACTACTATTTTATACGTAACTCGGATGTTTCCAGTTGCGAGTTCTTTTAACACATCATTCAATTTCTTTGACATTAAGTATCAGATGATGCTTAATGACATCGCTGATCTTCAAAACTTTGCAGGAGATTTGGCATATTACGAGCAGATGCAACAATATCTATCTTTACTAGATCAGAAATTAAATGGGCATCCACAAACTACTTATGTTAGACATGGAAATAGAGTTTTTATTCACGGTGACTTCGAAGATAAAGATGTCAAAGCGGGTGAATATATTATATTCGAATGCTATCAAACAGTTAATATGGCAACATTCACGGCAACTTGGAACGATATGTGGTTAAAAGATTATGCAACTGCGTGTCTAAAACGTCAGTGGGGATCAAACCTTATCAAGTTTGAAGGTATGGTTCTGCCTGGCGGTGTCACATTGAATGGTAGACAGTTATTCGATGACGCAAGAGAAGATATAACCAGACTAAAAGAGGAAATAAGAATGACGTTTGAAACTCCTGTAGACTTCTTTATAGGATAACATTATGGCAGTAAACCATTATTTCTCACAAGTTGTAAAAGGCGAACAGAGACTTTACGAAGATATTATTATTGAATCTTTGAAGATCTATGGTCAGGACGTTTATTACCTTCCAAGAGATGTTGTTAACGAAGACACCATCCTCGGTGAAGACGTACAATCTAGTTACAACTCATCTCATAAACTAGAAATGTATATTGAAAATGTCGATGGTTTTGACGGTGAAGGAGATCTGTTTACTAAGTTTGGTGTAGAGATACGTGACGAAGCAACTTTTATTGTGGCTAGATCACGATGGAAAGAAATGGTTCTTCGATATGATAATGAGATTACTGGTACAAGACCAAGAGAAGGTGATCTAATATTTCTAGAACTTTCTAGTTCTTTTTTTAAAATAACACATGTAGAACACGAATCACCATTCTATCAGTTAAGTAATCTACCAACATATAAACTTCGTTGTGAGAAATTTGAGTATGCAGATGAGGACTTTGATACTGGAAATGTTGTAGAGGTAGAAGCAGAGAAGTTCTCATATCGATATACAATGGTTATGGACAGCTCTGGGCCAGGTTATTTTACAGGAGAGACTGCAACTCAAACATTGGCAGATGGAACTATTACATCTGGAGAAGTTTATAGTTGGAATGATTCTGATAACACACTTAGACTTATTCATGTTGGTAATGACTCTGGTAAGTTTACAAATCTTGTCACAGGAATTGCAGTATTAGGTAACGACTCTCGTGCTTACTGTACACCAACAAGTGTAACAGAGGGTATCGAATCAACTAAAACCGAAATGAATGATCAATTTGAAACGACTGCAACGGATATGTCGTTCTTGGATTTCACTGAAAGTAATCCGTTTGGAGATCCACAGTAATGTTAGGTAGTTATTTTTATCATGAACGAATACGCAAAAGTGTTGCGATGTTTGGTTCTTTGTTCAACAACATATATGTTTTGAGACACAACTCTGCTGGTTCAACTATTGGTACTGTTAAAGTTCCTATTGCATATGCACCTAGAGATCAAGCACTTGTTCGTATTCGAGACAATGCTAATCTTGATACTGACACTGGTATGTCAATCAAGTTACCTAGAATGTCATTTGAGATGCTTGCGTTTACATATGCACCAGAACGACAACTTCAAAAGATGGGTAAAATTCAAAAATCAATACCATCAGACACTTCAGTCGTATCAAGAAATAAAATATACAACTATGTTCCGTACACTATTTCTTTTCAATTGAATTTGTATGCAAAAAGTCAAGATGATGGATTGCAAATACTAGAACAGATTCTACCATACTTTACACCACAATATAGTTTGACAATCAAACCATTCTCTGACTATGCAGACGTAAAAGAAGACGTTCCAATCATTCTTCAAGGTGTGGCATATTCAGACACATATGAAGGTGCGGTTGGAGATCGAAGAGTTATTAATTATCAATTAGACTTTGAAATGCATGCCAACTTCTACGGACCATTTAATGCTGGTAAAATCATACGTGACGTTGAGACAAACCAATATCTTATCGGTGCTGGTTCAGCAGACTCAGATGTATGGGTTTCAAAAATAAATATCCTACCTAATCCTCTTGGTGCTTCTGCCGATAGTGATTATGGATTCACTACAACCATTACAAATACGGTGGATAGTGCATAACAAGTGAGAAAATATGATGAGCGATTCTGACCAAATAAAATCAGACTATGACCACTCCAGAGATACCTACTACGACTTAATCCAAAAG